GATCGTGCTGCACGTCACTGTTGTCGATGTGAAGTTGCGTACATTCGGGTAGCTTGATTTGCAAAGTTCGTGTTGATCATCTAGCCAATATGATTTGCCAAGAGGCACCTCAGACGCTAGGAAATGTATAGCATACATGTTCTAAATCTTTCAAGGTATGTACAGCGCAGTCGCGATCAACTGAGAGCACATTAGAGCACAACAGAGTTCGAGTTGATAATTATTTTTTTATATCGCTTTTTTTCAGGGTGACACGAACAAAGGCGGAACAAACAATGGAACACAGTGGATCTCCTAGGGAACTACCTCTCTTTGTTCCAATGTTCCTAAATATATATAAATTTAAGTAGAAAAGAAGTATGGTAAAAATACAAGTATAGTATGTATGTAGTAGGAGCAAACTTCATTTCGGAACGTCAGAACGGAACACTTTTTTTTGCTATCAATTTAGCACCATAGTGTTCCCCGCAAAAATAAAAAGCACGACGACACGAAGTGCGAGTGCTTTTTATTTTTGCTCGTCGTACATTGCGCAGCAACACTTGAGTGAATGCAAAAAAGAGCGACACACTTTCGTGCGTCGCTCGATTTAATTTATCACGCGGTCGTGACCTTGATGCCGTTCACTTCAGTGACTGTTGTTGTCGGTGTCGTCGGTGCCGGTGCGCGCTTGACGGTTGACTTTGCAACCTTGGGCTTGCGCGGAGCTTTTGCTTTCGCAACAACTTTCTTTTCGGAAGTTGTGCTCATCGCATCCATGAGCTGCGGGATCAGATTCTTTGCAATGATGTAGTCGCCTGCGCCTACGAAGCTGTCACCTGTGCGGCCGTATAAAACATTCTTGATGCCAGCACTCATTGCTTTGTTCAAAGCCGCCATCAGTTTGTTTGCAAGATACTCTTTGATTTCGATGTCGAGCATCGCATACGCGTGATCGTGACCGTCGTCATAAATTTTGTCGTTGCTCGCAAAGATGTTGTCGATGATGTACTCTGTCATGCCTGCGCGTGCGCGACGTTGTGTGGCCCAAGCGTTGTCATCGCTAAGCCTTTGACGTTTTGCATCTGTGATCATCTCTGGCGTTACTTCGATGCCGAGTGATTTCAACACGGGCACTGCGTCGTCAGCGATTGAACGCTCTTTTTGCGGGCCACACATCATCGTGATGGTCGAGCTTATCGAACCTAGCGTGACGTCGGCCTTGCGGCCGGTGGACACGATGGTCGAGGCTTTCAACTCATCACGCCATTCAGCGTGAATCGCGTACATCTTCTGTGCAGCCTTGATCGCGTCTTTGCCGGCGCCAGTCTCGGGTCCGGCAACGAGCGCCTTGATCTCGCGCGTCGTCAGCGTCTTGAACTCGTCGGGCTCGTAGCCGAGTGCGATGAGCTTGGCACTGATCGCATCGGCAGCGCTGAACAACGAAGCGTTGACAGAACCGACGAGCGACAGCCAGCACGATTTGCGTAGTGCGACACTTGGAATGTCAGCAACGAAGGACGTGAGGTCAAAAGATTTGTTAAACATGAAATGCTCCAATTAAAAACAGTTAAGACAACTGCAACTCACAAGGTCTTTCGACGAGCTCGCGAGTTGCAGAGATTTCAATTACCAGTCGCCGCCAGTTACTTGGGCGAAGCGAATACGCACATAAGCCTGAGCTGCGAGCAACGCAGACTCACGCTCGTCGGTGATGGCATTGAGTTCTTGCTCGTCCTCAACGGTCTCGCATTCGAGAGCCATCAAGATGAGCATCGGGTCAGCGGACAAGGTGAACAGTTCACCAGAGTTCAGTTCCATAGAAATCTCCAATTAAAAACAGTTAAGACAACTGCGACTCACAAGGTCTTTCGACGAGCTTGCGAGTCGCAGGGTTTAGCGCATAACGATGCGCACAAACAGTTTGAATGTCAGACCGACGAGCAATGCACAGATCGCAGCGGACAAGCCGCCGAGCACTGTGCCGCCGTGCATCTTGAACACGATGTAGAACACACCGAGTTCTACAGCAAACGCGACGAAGTTGCCGCGCATCAGCTTGTACATAAGTGAGTACACGCCGACCAGTAACAGCACACCGTAGAACACGGGTGCCATATCTATATGGCTGAGCAAGACGTTCATAGCGAGTACGCCCTGCGCCATGCGCGCGCCGGGCCGTAGCCAAGCATGCGCAGCACTCTATACATGCGGTAACGGATCACCATAGCGATCTCCTGGTTGGTTAAACAAAAAGGGCCGAAGCCCAATTTGTTACTGGTAACGATGGAATTGATAGGTAGCTTTGACATCGGTGCCGAAGTTACCGATGTCCGCGCCCAGCTTGCCGATACGTTCAGCAAACGTGCTGTCTACTTGCTTAGCAGGCTTGGCCTGTTTGGCTGCTTCGCGGTAGAACTGCAGGCGCTCGCTAGCGGACATAGTGGCGAGGGACTTGGAAGAGATATTAGACATTTGAAGCTCCTAAGAAAATACAGTTAAGACAACTGCACATAACAATGTCTTTCGAGGAGCTTGCGACGAGGGTATTCGGTATTCGTACTTGCAAACGGCGAATCCGAATCCGAAGTGACCCGGCTCGTTGCAGCGCCCTGGGAGGGGTGCTCGCACGGTTCCAAGCACATCGTTTCACAGAACTAAATTCCGACGCTACAAAATTCCCGCACCCCACCCCCGTCTGATTCTCCAGACACTTCCTCATAAAATTTATAAAAAAAATCTCACGGACTCTTATAATCTCGAACCATGGCTCGTCGTCCCTCAGCTCTATCTCCCCAGCAGTCGACATTTGTCGATGGTGTGCTCGCGGGTAAGTCGCGCAACGAGTCAGCACTCGCTGCTGGCTATCCAAACTCAAGCGCACCTGACAAGTCCGAGCTCGTGCGTATCGAGATTGCCAACGCTCGTGACAAACTCACCGACATCACACAGATCAAGCGTGTCGACGTGATCGACGGTCTCATGGACGGCATCGCCTGTGCGCGCATGACTGGTGACGCAGGCAACATGATCAAGGGGTGGACAGAAGTTGCAAAAATCCTCGGCCACTACGCGCCAGAGGTCAAGAACATCAATATCAATATGAACCAGCAGCGTATGCGCTCGAAATTCGAGGCCATGAGCGACGAAGAGCTCATCGCGCTGCAGATGGCTCCTTCACAACCAGTCACCGATGTCGACGCCAAGACGCTCAACTAGGTTTGTCTGCCGTCACTGTGGCCAGCCCAAATCACCGACGCTTTTCCCGCGTGGAAACGACGTCGAATGCTCGGATTGCCTGGCCAAACAGGCCGCTGACGCTGAAAATACACTCGAAGAGCCTACACCACCCCCTAAAAAGCGCATTCCTGGCCTGAAAATCACGTCGACACCCCCTGAAACACCCTCAGAAAGCCCTCCAGAAGCCTCTGTAGGCGACGTTTTCGCCTCTCCAGTACCTGCCACAGACATTCACAAGGAATTGGCCGCAAGAGAGCTGGCTCGTCGCTCTTTGCTATCATTTATCAAGCGTTTTCGACCAAAATACGACGCTGGCTGGGTCCACCAGGACATCTGTCGTCGTCTGCAGCGTTTTGTCCGTGATGTGGAGGACGGCAAGGAGCCACGGCTGCTGTTGATGATGCCGGTGCGGCACGGTAAAAGTGAGATCGCCTCGCGTCACTTCGCCCCTTGGGTGCTGGGTAAGCACCCGGACTGGGAAATCATCGCAGCCTCGGGCGCACAGTCTCTGGCCATGAGTTTCTCGCGCTACATCCGCGACCTGGTGCGCGACCCGGCGTACCAGTCGGTCTTCGAGCACATGCGCCTGGACCCCTCCAGCCAGAGTGTTGAGAACTGGAACACGACCTACGGTGGCGGATACCTTGCAGCCGGTATCGGCACCATGATCACTGGGCGCGGGGCGCACGTGCTCGTGATCGACGACCCTGTGAAGGATGCAGAGGCTGCCGACAGTCAGATCATCCGCGACAGTGTGTGGGAGTGGTACATGTCCACCGCCTTGACGCGCTTGGCGCCCGGTGGAGGCGTGCTGGGTATCATGACCTGGTGGTCGGAAGATGATTGGGCCGGGCGCATACAGCAGGTCATGGCCACTGGTGACGGTGACAAGTTCGAGATTGTGAAGTACCCGGCTATCAACGACCAGGGTAATGAGTTCATCCTTCCTGACAACAGCATCGAGCAGATACCGCTGGGCGCACCGGTGCCCGAGGGTGCCACGCTCACGCGTACTATCAACAGTGCTCTGCACCCGGCGCGCTATACGCTTGAGATGCTTCAGAAGCGCAGAGCTAACTACTATGCGCTGGGCCAGCAGCGCTGGTGGGCGGCGCTGTATCAGCAGAATCCCACGCCCGAGGACGGCTCGTTCTTTACCAAGGCAATGTTCATCGAGTACGTCCACGCCCCGCAGCGCCACGGCCGGCGCATCTACCAGGCGTGGGACTTTGCCATCACAGAGAAGCAGAAGAGCGACTACACGGTAGGCATCACGGGCCTGGTCGACGAGTACGACAACATGTACATCCTCGACGTGTGGCGCTTCAAGACCGACGACGGTATCGAGCTCGGTACTGCCATCATGCAGTACAGCCGCACCTGGTCGTCCGACCTGCTCGGTGTCGAGGACGGCCAGATATGGAAGTCCATCAAGAGCAACTTCGACAAGGCGTGCGAGGTGGCCAAGCACTATCCGTCATACGAGGTCATCGTGCCGCTGACCGACAAGCGCACACGTGCGCAGCCCGCACGCGGGCGCATGCAGCAGGGCAAGATTCAGTTTCCCTCTCGTGCTCCGTGGTACCCGGAGTTCAAGGCCGAGCTGCTGCGCTTCCAGGCCGGTGGTCGCCATGACGACCAGACGGACGCACTTTCTCATCTCGTCAGGCTGGCCACCGCGCAGGCTGCTCCCAAGGGTCCACCTCAGCCCAAGATGCCAGATAGCTGGAAGACGAAGCTCGCGCGCCAGCTTCGCGGAGCAGGTGGCTCGCACATGGCTGCCTGACGACGTGGCTATGATAAACTCTAACGCTATCCACAACACTCTAGGAGGTGTATCTTGCCAGTGAACGACAGCCTTGCCAGCGACATCTGGACCAGGTACAGATTTTGTGTCGAGAGAGGCCACTACGATTTCATCGCCAAAGCCGATAAGTGCGACAAATTCTTTTGCGGTGATCAGTGGACGGTTGAGGACCAGGCAGCGCTGCAGCTCGCGCGCCGGCCTGCGCTCACTATCAACAAGATCATCAGCACTGTGTCCACCATCATGGGGCAGCAGATTTACAACCGCAACGAGGTGAGCTTCAGACCGGCAGGCGAGGGGGCCAGTGCAGAGACGGCCGACGCGCTGCAGAAAGTCTGGAGTCAGATCGCTGCCAACAACCAGCTCAACTGGTTGCGCTCCGACATCTTTGCCGACGGCATCATCAGGAGCCGTGGCTTCTACGACGTGCGGCTCGACTTCACCGACAGTCTCAAGGGCGAGGTGCGCGTCACGCACCTCAACAGCAAGAACGTGGTCATCGACCCCGACGCCGAGCAGTACGACCCTGACGAGTGGAACGACATGTTCATCACCAAGTGGCTCACGTATCAGGATGTGGCCACGCTGTATGACCAGGCTGACGCCGACTATCTCAAGAACCGCGAGGAGAGTCTATTCCCCTACGCCTACGACAGCATCGAGCGTGTGCGCGACCGCTTCGCAGGCACTGCGCTGGCCGGCAGCTACTATGGCATCCTCGACACGGCACACGTGCGGCGCAACATCCGCGTGCTGGAGCGCCAGTACCGCAAGCTGACCACGCAGAAGCACTTCGTCGACGTGCAGACTGGCGACGCGCGTCCAGTGCCCGAGAGCTGGGAGCGCGACCGCATCGCGGCCATGCTGGAGCGCACGCAGGGCCAGCTCACCGTCATCAAGAAGAAGGTCAAGCGCATACGCTGGACAGTGAGCGCCGACAACGTCATCCTGCACGACGACTGGTCTCCATACAAGCACTTCACGGTGGTGCCGTACTTCCCGCACTTCCACCACGGTCGCACGGTCGGCCTGGTCGAGAATCTGCTCGGTAGCCAGGAGTTGCTCAACAAGACCAGCAGTCAGGAGCTGCACGTGGTCAACACCAGTGCCAACAGCGGCTGGAAGGTCAAGAGCGGAAACCTGGTCAACATGGAGATCGAAGACCTGGCGCAGACCGGCGCACAGACCGGGCTGGTGCTCGAAGTCAAGGAGATCGAGGGTATCGAGAAGATCACCCCCAACGCCACACCGCAGGGCATGGACCGCATCAGCTACAAGGCTGAAGAGCACATGAAGTCCATCAGTGGTGTCTCCGACAGCATGCAGGGCTTCGACCGCGAGGACGTAGCTGCCAAGGCGATCAGCGCCAAGCGCCAGAGTGGTCAGGCCAACCTGGTGCGCGTGCTCGACAACCTGGAGCGCAGCGACTGGTTCCTTGCGCGCTCGGTACTCGACCTGGTGCAGGAGTATTACACCGAGGAGCGCATCATCCACATCACTGGCAACGACCTTGTCAACTCGCCCGAGACGACCACGGTCAACCAGATCGACCCGGCTACCGACGCCATCACCAACGACCTCACGCTTGGCGAGTACGGCATCATCATCACAGCGGCTCCCGACCGCGCTACGCTCGAAGACAGCCAGTTCGAGCAAGCCAAGAGTCTCAAGGAGCTGGGTATCGCCATACCTGACGACGTGCTCATCGAGAACAGCCGCCTGCAGCGCCGCGCAGAGATTGCCAAGCAGATGCTTGAGGCTGCACAGAGCCCCGAGGCTCAGCAGAAGGCGCAGCTTGAGATGCGCGCCATGGAGGCCAACGTGTCCAAGCTCGAAGGCGAGGCTGCGGGCCAGAAGAGCAAGAGCGACCTCGACGCGGCCCGTGCCCAGAAAGAAGGTATCGAGGCGCAGCACCTGGCCCAGGGTGGCGACACCGCCGAGACCATGAAGATGCAGCAGGAGATGCAGCTTGAGCAGCAGCGCTTCGAGATGGAGAAAGAAAAGCATGCGCTCGACCTCGACTTCAAGCGCCAGGAGCTGGCCATGAAGCTCCAGTTCGAGCAGGAGAAGCACGCGCTTGACATGCAGATCAAGCAGCAGCAGGCCGCGCAGCAGGCGCAGCAGGCCGAGCAGAAAGCCTACGCAGATCGCGCCAAGGCAGCGCAGGCAGAGAGTTCACCCACAACCACAACGGAGTAATTTATGGCAGGCACAGACGAAACAATCGACCGTGGAGACACGTTCACACCCGACGTTGACGACACCAGCGACAAGCTGGAGCCCGATAGTCTAGGTCTATCGCTCGAAGACGAGCTATCGGCCAAGGCCGAAGGGGCCAAGCCGGAAGCGGCTGAGCCGGAGCGCGACGACAAGGGGCGCTTCATACCCAAGAGTCGGTTCGATGAGGCGGTGCAGCGCGAGCGCGACAAGGCTGAGACCGCCCAGCGCCAGCTCGTCGAGCTACAGAGGCAGATGCAGACTGTCAACCGGGCGGCCGACACGTCGCAGCTCGAAGCCCAGCTCGTCGAGCTGCGCAAGGCCGACCGGCGCGCCATGATGGACGGTGACGAGGACAAGAGCGTGGCGCTGGCCGCGCAGATCGACCGCATCAACCGCCAGATCATCATCCAGGAGAGCCAGAGCATGAGCTCGCAGGCTGGCGAGGAAGCGCGCGAGGGCATCCGTGTCGAGATGGCCATCGAGAAGCTCGAAGATGCGTACCCGGCGCTCAAGGAAGGCTCCGACTCGTTCGACCAGGGACTCGTCGACCTGGTGCTGGCCGCGCAGAGTCAGCTCATCAACCGCGACCGCATGAGTCCGTCGCAGGCGCTGATCAAGGCTACCAACGACATCATGGTGCGCTTCCAGCCGGCCAAGACGATCGACGACAAGCCCGCCGGTGGTCTGTCTGGAGCCAAGGGCTCCGACCGGGCACAGGCCGCGCGGTCCAAGAACGTGGTGGCTGCGCAGCGCACTCCCCCAGACCTGCGCGACGTCGGGCTCGACAGCGACAAGGCTGGCATGCGCGACGGCACAGGCATGCCGCGCAACGTCGAAGACCTCAAGTCGATCCCGCTGGCCACACTGAAGAGGATGCGTGGAGATTTGGCCTAGTCGGTTGAACTCTAACGTGATCTGATGTAATATCGCGGCGTTGCGCGCAAAGCGCGGCGCCTCGCTGTTCCAGAGCGACATCTGGAAATTGATAGCGTACCCATCAGCCTGGGGCGGCGACACAGCCCCCGAAGCGACTCCGTAAGAGCCGAGCAACTCGCAGTCACCGCGACATCGTGGCCTGAGACGAAGCACAGATTGCTTCAGAGATTGTTCGATTACTTATTCAAAAAGGAGTTGCCACCATGGCAAATACTAACTTTGCGCTGCTCACCAGCGAACAAAAAACCCTCTGGTCGCTGGACTTCTGGCGCCAGGCCCGCAACACATCGTTCATCAACAAGTTCCTCGGCTCTGACGAGAACTCGCTGATTCAGCACGTCACAGAGCTGAAGAAAACCCAAAAGGGCGCACGCGCCGTCATGACGCTGCTCACCGACCTCGAAGGCGACGGTGTCGTCGGAGACCGCACGCTGCGCGGTAACGAGGAACAGCTCAAGAGCTACGACAAGGTGATTCGTATCGACCAGATGCGTAACGCCAACATCAACGAAGGTCGCATGGCCGATCAGAAGACCGTCGTGCAGTTCCGCGAGAACAGCCGCGACAAGCTGGCCTACTGGGCATCTGACCGCGTCGACCAGCTCGCCATGCTGACGCTGGCCGGCCTGTCTTACAGCACCAAGCTCAGCGCCGTCGGCGCCACTGTTGGCCGCGTGGGTTCAGACCTGCCGTACCTTGAGTTTGCAGCCGACGTGGTTGCACCGAGCTCCAAGCGTTTCGGTCGTTGGAACGGCACATCCAAATTGATGGAGTGGGGTACCGGCACGGGCTCCGTAGCCATCGGTGACACCCCGTCTTACAACATGCTGGTGCAGGCCAAGGCATATGCCAAGGACAACTACGTTCGTGGTTGCAAGGACAAGGGCGGCGAAGAGGTCTATCACGTGTTCTTCTCGCCACAGGCCATGGCCAAGCTGAAGCTTGACCCTGAATACCTGTCGAACCTGCGCTGGGCGCGCCAACGCGGCGAGGACAACCCGCTGTTCACAGGCGACGTAGTACGCGTCGACGGCATGTACCTGCACGAGTATCGCCACGTGCCAAACACCCGCATGACACCCAGCACCCAGAAGTGGGGCGCGGGCGGGCTGATCGACGGCTGCCAGATTCTGTTCTGCGGTGCGCAAGCTCTCGGCATGGCCGACCTCGGTGCTCCGCACTGGGTTGAAGAAGGTGCAGACTACGAGAACCAGCAAGGTATCTCGGTGGCCAAGACCTTGGGCTTCCTCAAGCCTCAGTTCTACACCCAGTACAGCGGCGGCACGACCGAAGACTTCGGCGTGATGTCTCTGTACGTGGCCCAGTAACAGCCGCACGGCGGGCTGCTGCCCGCTTGCTTCATCAAATTTAGGAGTAAATCATCATGACGATCAAACATCGTTCGCGCGGCGCTCAGTACCCTCTGGTGGCTGAGTATGTCTTCAACTACAACGACGGCATGGCGTATCTGTCTGCGCTGAACGGCGCAAGCGTCGACACGCAGCCCAAGGCCAACGTCACGGACTTCGGTTCTGGCGTGCAGCCCAACGGCATGCTGTCAGGCGTCACATACGTCGCCGGTGGCGGTGGTACGACAAAATACTTCGAGGTGCTGGGCCTGCCCATCGGTGCCCAGGTGATCGGAGGCGACATCCACGTCGAGAACGCCTACGTCGGTCCTGCTACGGCCACCCTGTCTCTGGGTACGTCGGCAGCCGGCACGCTGCTCGCCACCACGGTCGACCTGAAGACCGCCGCACGCACTGCGCTGACGGTCCCGCTGGAAGACTCTGACGCAGCGCCGTCGGGTGTGTTTACAGGTCTGGACGTGCGCGCCACCCT